TTAGAGAGTTGCTAGAACAAAGAAAACAAAGAAATAACAGCGCTATAAATAGAGTAATGAGTAATAGTCCTTTAAATCAAGGGCATGAAACTGACGAAAGAAGTAATCAAACTTTTAATTTACAAGAGGGTTATGATTATGAAGATCCAGTAGTAACAGTAACAGAAGGTGAATGGGTAAATGATCCTAATAATCCTGGTCAACAAATGAGGGTTATAACTACAGATGAAAGTATTACAGGAAGAAGAGAAAATTTAAACCCAGGAGGACTTGGTCAAGGTCAAGCTGAAAACTGGGCTGAATTAAAAGAAGATATATGTTCTGGTAGAAAAAAAGGAGATATGAGTATTTGTGATGATGTACAAAACATAAGTAATTCAGTTACTGAGTACAGACCTATAGATGATGGGAGTACTACTGAAACTGAAGAAGAAATAACAACTACAGAAATTGAAGAGACACCACAAGATCCAGTTTTTGAGTTTGACTTAGGAAGTGGTAGAAAGAAAAAGAAAGGATTTGATATTGAACTACCAGAGGTAAATTTACCATCACTAGGATTAGATGAACTAAACATATTAAAGAAAAAATGCGGTGGATGTAGACAACGAGGTTTAATACAAAGAGCAATATTAGCTCTTGGTGGAGGTATTTAATATGTCAAAGAAAAAATTTAAAGAAACAACCGTCGGACAACTATTGTTTGGCGCAGCGTCTGTAATAAATCCTACATTAGGAAATGTATTACAAGGTGTAACATCTCCAAAAGAAGCTATAGCTGCTATAACTAAATCAGATGCTCCTGCAGATGATAAAATAAAACTTCAACAAATAATTTTCGAACAACAGAATAAAGAAATAGAAGCTATTACTTCAAGATGGCAAGCTGATTCTATGTCTGATTCTTGGTTAAGTAAAAATGTACGTCCGTTAGTTTTAGTATGGTGTATTGTTGTGTTTTCTTTTGCTGGAATATTAGACAGTGTTGAAACAATACCTTTTACCATACATGATAACTGGAATTCAACTTTTGAGAATGTCATGATGGCCGTTGTCTTAGCCTATTTTGGAGGACGCACGACGGAAAAAGCAACTAGTATATTTAAAAAGTAAAAACACTTATAAATAAGTAATTATATAAATATCAAATCAAATTAAATTAAATATTATGAAAAACTTATTATTAAGTTTAGTTATGCTTTTTAGTATAACTATACAAAGTCACGAGCTAAGTGATAAATTAAGAGGAGCTTGGTCTAGTGATCAAACTTCTTATTACGTAGTAATACTACATAATGAACAAAAAGGATATGAAGTTGTTAACTTTTCTTTTGCAGAAAACCAAACATTAGAAGAAACTGTTATAGAAGAAGGTAGCAACTATATAAAAACAAGATTGTATAACAAAACTAATAATTTTGAAACACATGTTACTTATACATTTATAGAAGGTGAACTTCACTGTAAATTTGAAGGTAAGTCAAATCATTCAAGTGTTTATAAAAGATATTGGTTAATGACAAATTAAATAAAATAAAATGGAAGAAAAAAAATTAACAGAAAAAGAATTAAAAGTTATAGTAGATAATCAAAATGAATTACATAGATTAACTACAAACGTAGGTATAGCAGAAACTCAAAAACACGCTTTATTACATGAAATAGCTGGTGTTAATCAAAAGCTAGAAGAGGTAAAAAAAGAAATAGAAGAAAAATACGGAACTATCAGTGTAAACTTGAGCGATGGTACTTTTGAGACCATTGAAAAAGAAAATGAATAATGTAATAAGAAAAATTAGCATTGGAGCTGATTATAAAAATGACGCAATGCATTATTCTGTAGGTCAACAAGTATATGGAGGTCATGAAATATCTCATATTTTATTAGATAATACAGATAATTCATACAACATACATATAAAAAAAGATAATGAGGTATTGCCTTGGAAGAAATTTAATTCTAACATGGCAATATCTATTGAATACGATCTTGAATATTAATGAGAAGTCTTTATGATTTTATTGTAGAACCTCTTGGTGATAGATATGATAATACTAAAAAAATTGGTGATAAAGATTTAGTTTTAAATACTAAAATTGAATCTTGGAAATTTGTAAATCGTTATGCTAAAGTTTTACAAACTCCTTTGGCTATTAAAACACCTATTAAAAAAGGTGATACAATAATAGTTCATCAAAATATTTTTAGAAGGTTTTATGATATGCAAGGCAAACAAAAAAACAGTAGGTCTTATTTTAAAGATAATATGTATTTTGTTGCTATAGATCAAATATATTTGTATAAAAATACAAGTAAATGGATTAGTTTTGGTGATAGATGCTTTGTAAAACCAATAAAAAATTCTAATCCTCTTTTAAATAGAAAAGAAGATCCTTGTGTTGGAATACTAAAAATTGGTAATAGTTCATTAGAAGCGTTAAAAATAAACCCAGAAGACATGATAGGTTTTAAACCTGGCGCTGAATGGGAGTTTATGATAAATGATGAGCGTCTTTATTGTATGAAATCAAATGATATTGTAATTAAATATGGAAATAAAAAAAATAAAAGGGAATATAATCCAAGCTGGACACATAGCAGTTGAAGAATTAATTAAAGTTGCTAAAGAACCTATTATTGAATTTGGACCTGATATTTCAGCAGATAGACTTAAAAACGCTGCTGCTACAAAAAAACTAGCCATATTTGATGCTTTTGAAATTTTAGCTAGAATAAATGAAGAGCAAAATATTATTGATGGTAAAGTAGAGGAAGAAACAAAAAAACCTAAAGAATTTAAAGGTTTTGCAGAAGGAAGATCTAAGTAATGTATCAGCAAAGTTTATATAAAATATTAGATAACTATATTAAACCCAAAATACTTAAAAAAAATAATAAGTATAAAAAATGGAAATATGGTTACAATGTAGAACACGATGTTATAGTTATTAGTAAAACTGGTAAAATAGGTGAGATTGTACAAATACAAAATTTAACTATAGCTTTACCATTAGAAGAAGATGTATATAAATTTGAATCAAATAGATTTGAATTTAAACCATTACCTAAAGAATTAAAAAGAATTAAAACAATTTTTGATTGGGAAGAATATCCTTTAGATTTTAAAGAACAATGGTATGATTATATTGATCAAGAATTTACTAGAAGAGAAAATGGTTTTTGGTTTTATAATAATGACAAACCTACTTACATAACTGGCACTCAATACATGTATTTACAGTGGAGTAAAATTGATGTAGGTAAACCAGATTTTAGAGAATCCAATAGGATATTTTTTATATTTTGGGAAGCATGTAAAGCTGATGATAGATGTTATGGTATGTGTTATCTTAAAAACAGACGTTCTGGTTTTTCATTTATGGCTTCAGGCGAAACTGTTAACTTAGCAACACTAAATTCAGATTCAAGATATGGTATATTATCTAAGTCTGGTCCTGATGCTAAAACAATGTTTACTGATAAGGTTGTACCAATATCAGTTAATTANCCTTTCTTTTTTAAACCGATTCAAGATGGTATGGATCGACCTAAAACAGAGTTAGCATATAGAGTACCAGCTACTAAATTAACAAGGCGTAAACTTATATCTAATGAATCTACTACAGAATTACAAGGATTAGATACTACAATTGATTGGAAAAATACAGGTGATAATAGTTATGATGGTGAAAAGCTAAAATTATTAGTACATGATGAATCTGGTAANTGGGAAAGACCAAATAATATTCTTAANAACTGGCGTGTTACAAAAACTTGTTTACGATTAGGTTCTAGAATTATTGGAAAATGNATGATGGGATCAACTTGTAANGCTTTAGANAANGGTGGTGATAACTTTAAAAAACTATATTATAATTCAGATGTCACAAAAAGAAATGCCAACGGACAGACTCGTTCGGGACTCTATTCTCTGTTCATTCCTATGGAATGGAATTACGAAGGATACATTGATTCTTATGGAATACCTGTCTTCGACACTCCGAAAGATCTAGTTAAAGGACCACATGGACTACCTATAACATTAGGTGTTATAAATTATTGGCAAAACGAAGTAGATGGATTAAAAGATGATCAAGATGCTTTAAATGAATTTTATAGACAGTTTCCAAGAACAGAAGAACACGCTTTTAGAGATGAAGCAAAATCTTCTTTATTTAATTTAACTAAAATTTATGAACAAATAGATTGGAATTCTGATTTAAAAAANACNAATGTAGTAACTCAAGGTAATTTTCAATGGNTGGGTGGTATAAAAGATACTCAAGTTATATTTACACCACAAAACAATGGAAGATTTTTTATATCTTGGGTTCCACCGCAAAGATTACAAAACAATGTAATAAGTAAGTTAGGTAAAAAATATCCAGGTAATGAAAATTTGGGAGCTTTCGGGTGTGATAGTTATGATATATCAGGAACAGTAGATAAAAGAGGTTCTAAAGGAGCTCTACATGGATTAACTAAGTTTAGTATGGAAGACGTTCCTCCTAATCATTTCTTTTTAGAATATATAGCGCGTCCTCAAACAGCTGAAATATTTTTTGAAGATGTATTAATGGCTTGTATATTTTACGGNATGCCTTTATTNTGTGAAAATAATAAACCTAGACTTTTATATCATTTTAAAAGAAGAGGGTATAGAGGTTTTAGTATGAATAGACCAGATAAAATATATAATAAATTATCTGTTACAGAAAGAGAAATAGGTGGTATACCTAATTCTAGTGAAGATATTAAGCAGGCTCANGCGGCTGCAATAGAAAGTTATATTGAAACTTATGTAGGTTTAAGAGATGATGGTAGTTATGGTGATGTTTATTTTCAAAGAACTTTAGANGATTGGGCAAGATTTGATATAAATAATAGAACNACTCATGATGCTTCTATTAGTTCAGGTCTAGCTTTAATGGCTTGTAATAAAAATAAATATCGACCTGTNCCTAAACTTATTAGACAAAATTATGACTTAGGAATAAAAAAATATGATAATAAGGGTCAGTTATCAAAAATTATAGATTAAATGAAAAGTATATACACCAACGGTAGTAGTATTTTCCCTAGCCAAGTGGTTAGTGACGCAGAAAAAGCAAGCTGGGAATATGGTCAGCAAGTGGCCCAAGCTATAGAGCAGGAGTGGTTCAACCAAGGTAGAACTAATGGTAATAGATACTTAACTAGTTGGAACAATTATAATAGATTACGATTATACGCAAGAGGAGAACAACCTACTCAAAAATATAAAGATGAATTATCTATCAACGGTGATTTATCTTATTTAAATTTAGACTGGAAACCTGTTCCTATTATTTCTAAATTTGTAGACATATTAACTAATGGTATTTCTAATAAAGATTATGACATAAATGCTTTTGCTCAAGATCCAGCATCTCTTCAAAAAAGAACTAATTATGCAGAGTTATTAGCTCAAGATATTTTTGCTAGAGAAACAATGGAAAAAATAAATGCTCAATTAGGTGAAAATTTATTTAATACAAATATACCGGAAGCTCAAATGCCTCAAACACCTGATGAGTTAGAGTTGCACATGCAGTTATCATACAAACAAAGCGTGGAGATTGCAGAAGAAGAAGTTATAAATCAAGTACTAGATGTAAATAGATGGGATTTAATAAGAAGAAGAGTTAACTACGATCTAGTTACATGTGGTATAGGAGCTGTTAAAACAGATTTTAATATATCTAATGGAATAACCGTTGATTATGTAGATCCAGCTTATTTAGTATATTCTTATACAGAAGATCCTAATTTTGAAGATATTTATTATGTAGGCGAATTTAAAGCTGTTACTTTACCAGAAATAGCTAAACAATTTCCTAATATTTCAGATGATGAATTATTAAAAATTCAAGAATATCAAGGCAACAAAAGTTATATGTACGGATATGGTAATGGACCTTGGGATGAAAGCGCTGTTCCATTATTATATTTTGAATATAAAACATATAGTGATCAAGTATTTAAAATTAAAGAAACTCCTAATGGTTTGTTTAAAGCTATTGAAAAACCAGACACATTTAACCCACCACAAAATGAAAATTTTGAAAGAGTAGGTAGAACTATAGAAACATTATATAGAGGTGTTAAGGTTTTAGGTACTGATATAATGCTAAGATGGGAATTATGTCCTAACATGACTAGACCAATGGCTGATACTACTAAAGTAGAAATGAACTATGCTATATGTGCTCCAAGAATGTATAAGGGGAGAATTGATTCTACTGTGAATAGAATTACTGGGTTTGCAGACATGATTCAAATAACTCATTTAAAACTTCAACAAGTTATAGCTAGAATGGTACCGGATGGTGTGTTTTTAGATATGGATGGGTTAGCTGAGGTTGATTTAGGAAACGGTACTAATTATAATCCAGCTGAAGCATTGAACATGTATTTTCAAACGGGTTCTGTTGTAGGTAGATCATTGACTCAAGATGGTGAATTAAATAGAGGTAAGATACCAGTTCAAGAATTACAAACATCAGGTGGTCAAGCAAAAATACAAAGTTTAATTAGCACGTATAATTATTATTTACAAATGATAAGAGATGTGACCGGATTAAACGAAGCTAGAGACGGAACGCTGCAGGATAAAGATACTTTAGTAGGTTTACAAAAACTAGCTGCTCAAGCATCTAATATAGCTACTAAACACATTAATAACGCTAGTTTGTTTTTAACTCTTAGAGCTTGTGAAAATATTTCTAAAAAAGTAGGAGATATGTTAGATTATCCGTTAACTGCAGAATCTTTAAAAAACAGTATAACTAATTTCAATGCTATTACTTTAAAAGAAATAGATACTCTTAATCTTCATGATTTTGGTATATTCCTAGATTTAGAACCAGACGAAGAAGAAAAAGCTACACTAGAACAAAANATACAAATAGCATTGTCTGGAGGAGGTATTGATTTAGAAGATGCAATAGAAATAAGACAAATACGTAATTTAAAATTAGCAAATCAAATGCTAAAAATGAAACGTAAACGTAAGTTAGCAAGAGAAAGACAAATGCAAGCTGAAGCAGCTCAACAACAAGCTCAAGCTAATACTCAAGCAGCACAACACGC